GTCATGTGGGCAGAAAATCTGAGGTACTGATTGTGGCAAGGGTAGGGGGATACCGCCCGGGGGCAGGGCATCCGCGGACGAAACCTCGCGGTGTAATACCGAAAGACATTCTGAGGGATGCGCGTGTGGCAAATATGCAACCGTTAGAATTTATGCTCATGGTTATGAACGATCCAACCGCCGATGAAACCCGGCGTGACCGGATGGCAATTGCGGCGGCACCGTTCTGTCACCCCAGGATATCCGACGCTGTCAAGGGCAAGAAAGAACGGCAGGACGAAGATGCCGCGAAGGCTGGTGGAGGTGAATGGGCAGACGACTTGGCGCTTGATCAGGTTAACTGATGCTTCAGTTCCTCGACCCTCCTACCCCTAGCCCTGTCCCTGAAAACGCACCAGCGGCCTCCCTAGAGGCTCCCAGGGGCATCCTAGGGGGTGTCGAGGACTGGGATACGAGCTGCCTGGATTGGGAGGAGCGGATTCTGGACGGGCGCAGCCTGGTACCGGACCTGCCGCTGTACGAGGCCGAGGCGGCGCGGGCGCTGCGGGTGTTCAAACGGCTACGGTTGCCCGACGTGATCGGGACGCCGACGATGGGGGATGCGTGCGGGCCGTGGTTCTTCCCTATCGTGAGTGCCCTATTCGGAAGCCTGGACCCAGCGACCAACGTCCGGCACATCTCGGAAGTCTTCCAGCTTATCCCGAAAGGGAATAGCAAGTCGTCCAACGGTGGTGCGGTGATGTTGACGGCACTAATCGTCAACCGGCGACCGTCCGCTGAGTTTATGTTCGTCGCACCCACTATGGAAATTGCGGCGATTGCCTACAAGCAAGCCAAGGGGACGATCCGGCTCGACCCGGAACTGAGCAAACTGTTCCATGTGCAGGACCACATTCGGAAAATCACCCATCGGCGTTCGGATGCGACGCTGCAGATCAAGGCGGCCGACACAGATACCATCACCGGAAGCAAATGCACCGGGACGATGATCGACGAAACCCACCAGTTCGCCAAAAAGGGGAACGCGGCCGAGGTGTTCATCGAGCTGCGCGGCGCCCTGACGAAACGACCGGACGGGTTTCTGTTTCAAACCACCACGCAGAGCAAGGCGGTCCCATCGGGGGTGTTTGCCTCCGAACTCGCCATGGCTCGCTCTGTGCGGGACGGCAAATGCAGCATGCCGTTGCTCCCGGTGCTGTACGAGCTTCCCGATAGGCTGGCGCGTGACGGCGGCTGGCGGGACCGGCGGTACTGGCCGCTCGTCAATCCAAATCTCGGCCGCTCGACCAACGCCGACTTTCTCGCGCGCGAAGTTCTGAGAGCCGACGCTGACGGGCCGGCCGCGGTAGCCCTGATCGCATCGCAGCATTTTAACGTTCAAGTGGGGATGTCGCTTCGTGCCGATGGCTGGGCCGGTGCCAACTACTGGAGCCGCGGCGTCGAGGAAGGACTCAGCCTCGATGCGGTACTTGCGCGCTCGGAGGCGGTTGTGGTGGGCATCGACGGCGGCGGGCTTGACGACCTCCTCGGCATTGCAGTGGTTGGACGCGAGAAGGGCACCAAGACGCATCTCTGCTGGACCCACGCGCTGATTTCCCCGGAAGGGTTAGAGCGGCGCAAAGCTAATACCGGGTTCTACGATAAGTTTGTCGCTGACGGCGACTTAACCATTGTCGAGGAATTGCCGGATGATATTTCGGCTGTCACAGAAATCGTGGAAAAAGTTAAAAACGCGAAGAAACTCGCCGGGGTCGGTGTCGATGCCATTGGGATTGGCGGAATTGTTGACGCGCTCGCCCGGATCGAGGTCACGCAAGAAAACAAGCTCCTCGCGGGCATACGCCAAGGCATATCGCTGATGGGCGCCATCAAGACGGTGGAGCGCAAGCTCGTCGACGGCAGTTTCAAGCACGGCGGGCAATCGTTGATGGCGTGGTGCGCGGGCAATGCGCGCATTGTGCCGACGCCGACCGGAATGCGGATTGCCAGAGATGATTCAGGGTTCGGGAAGATCGATCCGTTGATGGCGCTGTTCAACGCAGTTGCGTTGATGGCGACGAACCCCATGGCACAAACGCGGCCCGAGGTTCGTCTTTTCTTCGCCTAGCGCGGCGGCTGATTGGGCGGCTGTGGCTTCGGCTGGTTCGGATTCGGATTTGGTTCGTCGGGCTTGTTCGGGTCGTTTCCCATAGTCGTTGCCTCATGTTGTCCCACCTGCGGCAGGACAACATTGAACGAGGCAACTAAGTTCCTAGAGGCATCAACATGAACCGGGCTTATTCGCTTCTCACCGTGAAAGCGGTGGACGACGACGCGCGCATCATCACCGGCATGGCGACAACGCCAACGGCAGATCGCATGCAAGACGTGGTCGAGCCGCGCGGCGCGCAGTTCAAGCTGCCGATTCCGTTTTTGTGGCAGCATGATTCCGGTCAACCGATCGGGCACGTCATAGACGCCAAGGTCGGCAAGGGTGGCATCGAGATCGTCGCCAAGATCGCCAAGGGCGTGACCGCCGAGATCGATCGCGCTTGGGCGCTGATCAAGGCCGGGCTGGTGCCAGGCCTGTCGATCGGCTTCAAGGCCATCGAACACGAGCACATCAAAGAGACCAAGGGCATTCGCTTCACCAAATGGTCCTGGCTGGAGCTGTCGGCCGTAACGATTCCGGCCAATGCCGAAGCCACTATTGCGACGATCAAATCGATCGACACTGCGCAGCGGGCCGCGTCCGGCCACAACGCTGCACCCAAAACCCTCCCGGCGCCTCGGGATATCCCCCCACGGAAGTTCACCCAGGAGGGTGTCAAGATGAAAACCTTATCCGAACAGATCAGCGCGCTTGAAGCCAAGCGCCAGGCCAGTGCGGCGCAAATGGAAATTGTGATGCAGAAGACTCTTGACGAGGACCGCACCAGCGATGCCACCGAGCAGGAGACATTCGACACGCTCGCCTCCGAGGTCGAGGCGATCGACAAAGACTTGACCCGGCTGCGCAAGCTCGAAAGCGCCAAGGCGGTGACGGCTAAAGCGGTGGCCAGGGTCGAAACCGTGCATGAGGGTAGCCTCGCGCGCGGCGGCCTGATCTATGCGGTGCCAGCGCAAAAGATTGCGCCACAGGACTACGTTTGGCGCTCGCTGGTGTGTGCGGTCAAAGCGCATTTCACCAAGCAATCGCCCTACGAAATTCTCAAGCAGGAGTATGGCGACGACGAGCCAACTCGTGCGGTGCTCAGTGTCATCACCAAGGCGGCGGCGGTGCCTGCCGATACGGTGACATCGGGTTGGGCCAGCCAACTAGTTGACACCTCGATTCAGGATTACTTCGGCGCACTGATGCCAAATTCGGTTTATCCGGCGTTGGCGGCAAAAGGCGGAAAGTTCTCGTTCGGTCGTGCGGGCATTGTCAGCATGCCATCGCGCGCAAGCACTCCAACGATTGCCGGGAGTTTCGTGGCCCAAGGCGCGCCGATTCCAGTACGCCAAGCTGCGTTCACGGCCATCACCTTCACGCCGAAGAAGATGGGCGTGATCAGCACGTTCACCCGTGAGATCGCCGAACACAGTACGCCATCGATCGACGCTCTTATTCGACAAACCATCATCGAGGACACCAGCGTATCGATCGACTCGGTGCTGCTCGATGCGGTCGCGGCAACGACCACGCGGCCCGCGGGCCTCAAGGCCGGCGTCTCGGCGACCTCGGCCACTGCGGGTGGCGGCATTGCGGCGCTGATTGGTGACATCCGGGGCCTGACCGGCGCACTGATCACTGGAACCAACGGCAATATCCGCTCGCCGGTGTGGATCATGAATCCCGCTGACGTGCTGGCGGTTTCGCTAATTCCCGCCACTGCGGGCGGCGGCGAATTCCCGTTCGGTGGGATTACCGGCGGCACGCTGCAAGGCTATCCGGTGATCGTGAGCAGCAACGTGACTGCCGATACGATGCTACTAGTCGACGCGGCAGACTTCGTTTCGGTCACCGGCGATTCGCCGAGGTTCGATGTGAGCGACCAGGCCACCTTGCACATGGAGGATACGACTCCCTTGCAGATTGCAACGGGTGCGCAAGGTTCGGGCGTGCTTGCAACACCGACGCGATCGTTGTGGCAGACCGACACGATCGGCATTCGTATGCTGCTCGACATCAACTGGGGCATGCGGCGAACAGGCGTCATTGCCTGGACGCAAACCATGACCTGGAATTGAACCAACGAGGCCGCGCGAATGCGGCCTCATCTTTCCATTTCTCAAAACAGGAGGCCATGACATGGCACAGACTCCCGCCAAAACTAAAGATCATCCCGATGTCAAAGCAATGCAGGCACAGCGTGACGAGCGCAAAAAGGCTAACGAGGAAGCGATGAAGCGCATGGAATCATCGCAGCCAACACCGACGCAGGAGGAAAACGATCTCGCCAAACTCGGAATTGCAGTAGAGGAAAAGCAGCCCGACGGCAGCGGCCCGACCGTCATCACCAAGAACGTCGTGGCGAACGAGCCCATGGGCGCGCACGGTTATGAAACCCGCTCCAGCAAGGCCAAGGAATAATGGCCTCGCGCATCCGCGGAACGCCGCGGCCGTTTGCGTCAACGTCCCCGTCCGTCACGGGGACCGCGACGCTCGGCCAGGTGCTGACCTGTAATCCAGGGGCCTGGCAGAATGGGGCAACCATCACTTATCAATGGATACGTGATGCTTCGACGGTGATAGCCGCTGCCACCTCGGCTACCTATACGCTGGTGGCGGCCGATCAAACCCACACCGTGAAATGCCGCGTCACCGGCACCAATGGTTATGACGCGGCAACGGTCGACACTGCAAGTACAGGAACAGTGGCTTGATGCGCATCCTCGGCCTGCCGATCCCGTTTACCGGCGAGAAGCAAAAGGCACTTAGCTCCTTACCATATGGGGTTGGCAGGCCGTATCAATATCCGATCATCCATGAACCATACCCCGGAGCATGGCAGCAAAACGTCTCGATCAGCACCGATTCGGCGGCGTCGTTTCACGCCGACTTTGCGTGCAAGACTTTGATCGCCAGGGATATCGGGAAATTGCGCGTTAAACTGGTTGAAAAGGATGGCGACGATATCTGGTCGGAGACGACCAATCCGGCATTCTCGCCGGTGCTGCGGCGCCCGAACGATTACCAGACCCGCAATCAGTTCTACGAGGCGTGGGTGCTGTCGAAACTGTCGCGCGGCAATACCTATGTGCTGAAAGAGCGCGACGATCGCAACGTCGTCACCGGCCTGCATGTGCTCGACCCGACTCGGGTGCAGCCATTGGTGTCGGATGACGGCGCTGTTTATTACCGGCTGTCGAGCGACAACCTGGTCGGCATTGGCGAAATCACCGTGCCTGCGCGCGAGATCATCCACGACCGCTTCAACTGTCTGTTTCATCCGCTGGTCGGAACGCCCCCGGTGTTTGCCTCCGGCCTCGCCTCGATGCTCGGACTCAATGCACAGCGTACATCCGCACTACTGTTCCAGAATGCCTCGCAGCCCGGCGGCATGCTGATCTATCCCGGCGAGATCAACGAGGTCGAGGAGCAGCGCGTCAAGGAACAATTCGAACAACGGTTCTCGCGACAGAATCTCGGTCGCGTGGCAATCCTGAGCGCGGGCGCCAAGTACGAAAAGGTAGCGATGACCAACGTCGAAGGACAGATGGTCGAGTCGCTGAAATGGTCGGCCGAGGTGGTTTGCAGCGTATACCATGTGCCGCCGTACAAGGTCGGCGTTGGCGCGTTGCCGTCCTACAACAATGTGCAAAGTCTTAACGTCGAATACTACAGTCAGAGTCTTCAGGGTCACCTAGAAGAAATAGAGGAGCTGCTCGACCACGGCCTCGGCCTCGGCGGCTGGGCCGGCGGCATGGGCACCGAGTTCGACACCGACAACCTGCTGCGCATGGATAGCGTGACGCAGGTCACCGCCATCCGGGATGCGGTCGGCGCTGGGGTCATGTCCCCGAACGAGGGCCGCGGCAAGCTCGACCTCAAGCCGGTCGACGGCGGCGAGTCGCCTTATCTTCAACAGCAAAATTATAGCCTAGCCGCACTCGCCAAGCGCGATGCGCAGGACGATCCGTTTGCGCCGGCCAAGCCACCGGCACCGCCGCCGCAACCGGCCGCGGCTGATCAGGCACCACCCGCACCGCCGGTTCCCGCCAAGGAC